TCATGCAAAGGCCTCCTCTTTTGCGGGCCGCAGCATGTCCCGCAGGACCATGCCGAGCCCTTCCTTGCGCAGATCAACCGCGATGCCATTGGTGCTGACGGTGATGCGCTCGACGAGCAGTTGGACAATGCGCGCCTGCTCGGCCGGGTACAGCGCGCCCCAAAGCCGCTCAAACCCGGCAAGGGTCGCGACCACCGCCGCCTCCTCCACCTTCACGCCGTCGCGGCGCAGCGCGGCAATGGTGCGCGCGGTGATTTCCGGGGCGCGAATCATGCGGTGGATTTCGCCAATCACGGCGTCCTCCACCATCGGCGCCGGCAGCCGCAGCGGCCCAGGGCTTTCATCCAGCGCCCGGTTACGGATCACATCCATGGAAACATAGTAGCGATACTGCCGAGTGCCCTTCTTGGTGAAAGCCGGCGTCATGGCGCAGCCGGTCTCGGTAAAGATGAGCCCCTTCAGCAAGGCGGGCGTGCGCGCCCTAGCATTTGCAGCACGCAGCCGCGGGCTGGTTTGCAGAATGCTATGCACCTTGTCCCACAGGCTACGGTCAATGATCGCGACATGCTCGCCGGGGTAGGAAGCGTCCTTATGCGTGGCCTCGCCCAGATAGACCCGGCTATTCAGCAGCCGATAGATATAGCCCTTGTCGACCGGCCTGCCGGACTTGGTGCGCACGCCTTCTGCCACCAGCGCCTTGGCGAGTTTGGTGGCGGACCCGATGGCCACGAAGCGCTTGAAGATCATCCGTACTGTCGCGGCTTCGGCTTCATTGATGATCAGCTTGCGGTCGCGCACGTCATAGCCAAGCGGGACATAGCCGCCCATCCACATGCCCCGCTTGCGAGAGGCCGCGAATTTGTCGCGGATGCGTTCGCCAATAACCTCGCGCTCAAATTGCGCAAATGACAGCAGGATGTTCAGCGTCAGCCGCCCCATGCTTGTGGTGGTATTGAAGGACTGCGTCACGGAGACGAAGGTGACCTGGTTGCGGTCGAAAATCTCCACCAGCCTGGCAAAATCCATCAGCGAGCGCGACAGCCGGTCAATCTTATAGACCACGATCACGTCAATCAGCCCGGCTTCGACATCGGCCAGCAGGCGCTGCAGCGCGGGGCGGTCCAGCGTGCCGCCGGATACGCCACCATCATCATAGGGCTCGCGAATGGCGGCCCAGCCTTCTGAGCGTTGGCTGGCGATATAGGCCTCGCACGCTTCCCTCTGCGCATCGAGGGAGTTGAATTCCATGTCGAGCCCTTCTTCGCTCGACTTTCGCGTATAGATGGCGCAGCGCAGGCGGCGTGGCATTTGCAATGCGGATGCTTGTGCGCGGTTCATCGCGGATCCCGCCCTGCCTCACGCAGGCCGAAAAAGCGATAGCCATTCCATTGCGTGCCGGTGATGGCGCGCGCGACGGCCGAGAGTGATTTGAATTTCCGGCCCTGCCAATCAAAGCCATCGCGCAGCACGGTCACGCTATGCTCGGCACCATCCCATTCGCGCAGCAGGCGCGTGCCGGGGATTGGCTTGCGTGGGTCGGTCATGATCGCCTTGCGGGTATTCTTGCCCTCGAGTTCCTTGACCAGCAGGTCGAGCACGCGGCGCGTGTCACGCGAAAGCCCGCCCAGCATGAGTTCCTGGATGCGATTGCCGAGGCGCACTTCCAGGTAGCTGCGGCTGTTATTCGGCGCGGGCGTGCCAAAGAGCGCTTCCCATCTTTGCTTAAGCTCGACCACGCTCATTTTCCGCAGCGCTGCCAGCTGTGCCACGACGCTGGCATCGCTTGGGCCGGCGTTCATTCGAACTGGCTCTGCTTCAGGTTTTTTCTTCAGTGCTGCCATCAACTTTCTCCGACGCGGGTGGTTGGTTTGCGACGACCAACACGGCGTTTAAGGGCGAGAATGTCGAATGAACTTTCTCTGTTTTCGGCAGATAAAAAGCTTGCCTCCTGGGCCTGAATTCGCGTCAGCCCGGTGGCAAGGATGCGTGCGACTTCATCCAGACGCTCTGGTCCCGATAGGCACTCGGCAGGGAGAGGATTGGGGCCGGAGAGAGCGTTGCGCATTGAGACCGTTCGCGATTGGGGGCGGTTGGCCGAGAGATGCGGTAGGCACCGAGTAAAAACAAGTAAAAACAACAGCTTGAGAAAAATTAGCAACTGCTGCGAAGGGCTGCAAAATCCTGCAAACCGACGTTTCTCTGCCCTTGGGTGGCCTGGCGGGTTCAATTTTGAGACACCGATTCGGGTCCCATTAAGCTCAATGCCTCGAATGCTCCAGCACAACGGCTGGTAGAAATACCGGTTTTTCCTCTTTTTCGTGTTCTTGGTATGTTCTATATTGCAATTGTCCCTCCCCCCCGACCGAAAAAGGGCTTTGTATGGCAACAATTACGTCGTTTTTCCGTAAAACCCCTGTGCCAAGCCTTCAGGCCTATTTTGAAACCAAATCCTTCAACCTTCCCCCCTCGGTTGTTTGGACAGAGTCCGAAAGTGACGTCGCCTCGGCCCTGATTGCTGCGCTTGATTCATTGGCAGAAGCGGACCGCGAGGCATTGATCCTAGAAGTTGGGCGGATCATCGCTCTCGCTGACGAGCCTGGGCAGAACGCCCTGCTGGATGTCGTTCAGAATCGCCGTCAGTTTGACTTGGTGGCAGGGGGGCATAACCGCGCCCTCTGGATGCGGATGCATGAGCCCCGTGCGTTTCAGCTGGCCGAGGAGGTCAGATACAATGACGAGAGACGGCGTGGCAGGATGTGGTCAGGCTATGTCGTCGAAAGACAAAAGCTTATTCGTAAGGACCAGCTCTCGGTCGAGGCTTTTACCGCCGCGATCAGAGCCAAGTTTGGCACGGATAAAGTCCATGTGGATGTTTTCGATCGCCACCGCGTAACTTTCGATGGCGCCAGCCATCAGCTTGTCCAGGTTGCGATTTATCGCGAAGGTAGTCCCGATGATGCTCTGGGATTCGATGGGAACGGAAAACTGCATCGCCGCATCGTAAAGCCGGTCTATGAGGCCTGCATCACCTACGAGCCATCAGACGGCGTGCTTGAAGTCATCGCGAGCGATAAGAGTATCCGCGAGTCTTTGGCGGGCCTCATGGGGCATCATCTCTTGGGCATTCCGTTCCGGGGGGAAAAGATCGCTGCGCGCGAGTATGATCTCAGTGTATTGGTCGAGCCTTTTACCTTTGCGACCGACGCAAGTGCATCTATCGAGCAAAGAATCGATTCAGTAAATATAAGGGAACTCCGATTTCAAGCGCTGGATCGGCCAAGCCAGCGGGTCACGTTGGAATGCAACGAGAATGATGGGGAAACGATCTGGGAAATGGCAGATCGGCATATCGGACCGGTAGCTTTGCGACGTGCTGACTGGACCATCACGCGCGCGCGCCTCGTGGTTAAATTCGTACCTCATGGAAAATCGCGCCGCGCGAAGACCCTCAGCTTGATGATCACCGTACCAAACGGCTGCAATCTGAAGGGGATGACAGCAGGAGAGCGACTGATTGGAGAAAAATACCTTCGTGACTGGGGTATTTTGACGGGCGGAGCGGACGCTGGTGGCGCTGATCGCACATAAGGGCGCAGTCGATCTGCTTTTGCGAATCCTGGAGACCAAATCCGGTAGGATTAGTGGCGCGGTGATGCACGCCAGCTTCGGCGAAGCTGGCAGGAGGCTGATCGAATCCAAGCTCTTATTGAGTACCGGCCGGACCGACATGTTTTCTGTGATGGATGATTATGAGGACGAGCCCGTAAGGGTGGAGTGGTCGGCTGAGCAAGAATCCTATGGCTATTTCGCTCGTTCGGGCCAATGGTCCGCCGTACCAGCAGAAGACCTTGCTTTCTACAAAGTGACGATGCCCATATTCTTTTCGCAGCTTCTTGTACGCTGTGAACGCGGTTCAGCGCAGCGTGATGAGGTGTTGATACCAGAGGTAGTCTGGGATCTTGGTTCAGTGAAGCTGGAAAGCCGCGGGCAACCGGTATCTGTTTGGTTTGCTCGAAGGCTTTTTGAATCCGAGCATTTGAAAAGCCTTGAGGCATTAGCATTGAGGCGCCCGGCCGTCGGTATGCGTGTTATCATCACGTCAACCACAGATGCTTTGGATTTGGATTTACCGGGCCATATGATTGTGGCCTTACGGGACGTAGGCGAAGCTGCGGCGAGCATCAGCGTTGATCCTATCATTCTCGCCAAGCGCATGAAAATGGTACCAGCGTCCCAGCTAAAGCCGATTGGCCATTCAGCGGACTATGGGCAAATCCGCATCGGGCAGCAGATCTTCATTTTCCGAGGTGATTTGCACCGCCAAATTCTGAAAATCCTGGTGGATGCATATAATCGGAACGATGCGGTGTGTCGGACCTCCCAGGTGCTGGAAGATGCTGGAGCGCGTGGCAAGACCAACTCCCTGGCTAGAGCCTTCAGCAAAAATGCGGATTGGCACAAATTCATAAAAGAAAAGGCCGGAAACTGCTGGATTGAGTTCTAATCCACGCTCTTCCCCTATCCGAAAGCCGCCCTTGAGGCGGCTTTTTTCATTTTTGACGCTCTCCTTCCGTTTCTCCTTCCTTCCTCCTTCCCTGCTCCTTCCACCTGGTCAGGCAAGGTTCCCTCACGGTTGCTCGGCAGCCGAAGGAGATCCGAATGACTACGCGGCATTTGAATCAGAATGATCTGGCGCTTCGCTGGAATGTAAGCCCCCGCACACTCGAGCGTTGGCGGTGGCTGGGTCAGGGCCCCCTGTTCCTGAAACTGGGCGGCCGCGTGGCCTACCGGCTGGAAGACATTCACGCTTTTGAGCAAGCGAAAGTCCGTGAGGCAACCGGCGTTACCGCTCCATCAGATGGTGCACGCCATGGGTAAAGCCTCCCGCGACAAGGGCCTCCGGCGTGAACGGGCGCTGGTGGAGATCCATCGCCAAAGCGGCATCGCCGCCGAGCGTGTGCCGCTATCCGGTGCCACGCACTATCGCGGCAATGGCGCGGACATCGACATCTATGCGCGCGGCGCGGCCGAGCCGCCGTTGATTGCCGAAGTCAAAGCGCGCGGCGATGGCGAAGGTTTCAAGACGCTGGAGCGCTGGCTCGGCACGCATGACGCGCTGTTTCTATGGCGCGACCGTGCGGCACCGTTGGTGGTCGTGCCCCTGCATGTCTGGCTGGAACTGATTGGTCGCGGCCTGCCCGCACCGCAGGTGAAGTCATGACGCGCCGTTCCATGCGTCGGCTGCGTCGCCTCGGCCACTTGCTGCGCAACCTCTCAATCGGCGCTGCCTTCGCCGGCGGTTTCATCGCGCTCTGCTGGATCGCGGAACTGCTGGTGCTGCCATGACGCCTATTCCCTTGAAAATGACGACGCCCGTCCGGCCGCCGTCATGCAAGCCAAAGCCGGACATCACCCATTCCAACGAGACACACATGAGTAATCGCACCCAACTGGCGCAGTTGCGCACCCTGGCCACGGGCCGCCCCTCCTACGCGCTCGAAGCGAAGGAGGCAGCGTGATGAACCATCAGCTTCGCATTGAAGTGATCATCCCCCTTGAAGGGGATGCCATCGCCCGCGCCAAGGAAGTGGCCGCCTTTGAGCCCACCATCGAGACATTTGCCGAGGCGGTGGTCCGTGCCGGCGGCGATCTCAAGATCGATGTCATCAAGGCCAAGGCGCGCAGCGCAAAGAAGGAGGCTGCGTGATGGCGATCTCCCTTGCATCCCTCCGCCGTGGCGGGGACACGCGTCCCCCACGGTTTTTGATCTATGGCGTTGCCGGCGTCGGTAAAACCAAGCTCGCCGCCGATGCGCCAAGCCCGATCTTTCTGCAAACCGAGGACGGCCTCGGGCGGATTGATGCAGCGACCTTTGGCCTGCTGCGCAATTTTGACGCTGTCATGGAAGCGCTGGGCAGCCTTTACTCCGAAGCGCATGAGTTCCGGACGCTCGTCATTGATAGCCTTGATTGGCTGGAACCGCTGATCTGGCAGCACACAGCGCAGCAGCACAATCAGCGCGATATTGAAGCTTTCGGCTATGGCAAGGGCTATCAGGCCGCGCTGGATACCTGGCGGACCTTTCTGGATGCGGTGAATACACTCCGCGATGAATGCGGCATGGGCGTTCTGCTGATCGCGCATGCGGAAATCCGGCGCTTTGATAGTCCGGAAACCGAGCCTTACGACCGCTACCAGCCGAAGCTGCATCGCAGCGCATCGGCCCTGGTGCAGGAGCATGTCGATGCAGTGCTGTTCGCGAATTACCGGATCAGCACGCTGAAATCCGATGTCGGTTTCAACAAGAAGGTCGTGCGCGGCGTGAGTGGCGGTGATCGCCTGCTGCACACAATCGAACGCCCTGCCTTCCTGGCCAAGAACCGCTTTGGCCTTGAAGAAACCTTGCCGCTCGCCTGGGCCGATCTGGCCGCCGGCATTCCCTTCTACGCGGCAGCGCCCAACGCCCCCGTCATCCCCACCCAAGACACAGGGAACTGATCCCATGGCATCCCTCAATGGAACTTTTGATGCGACCGAGGTCGCCCCCGCCGTCCCGCTCGAGGTGCTGCCGCCCGGCAAATACCTCGCGCAGCTGATCGAAAGTGAAATGGCACCGACCAAGGCGGGCGACGGGCAGCTGCTGAAGCTGGTCTTTGAGATCTTGGAAGGCCCCTCCGCGCGGCGGAAGATCTTCGATCAGCTGAACCTGGTGAACCGCAACGAGCAGACGGTGGAGATCGCGCAGCGCACCTTGTCGGCCATTTGCCACGCGGTGGGCCAGATGCATGTCGGCGATAGCGAGCAGCTTCACTTCAAACCGCTGTTCGTGACGCTGAAGGTCGAGCCTGCCGGTACCGACAAATACGGCGTTCACCGCGAGGCGCGGAACAAGGTGTCTGGCTATTCCGCCGCCAAAGCAGGGAGCACCAGTGTCGCGCCGAGCCAAGCAGCGCCGCCGCCCCGCCCCGCGACAACGCCCGCGCCGGCCACCCGTCCGGGCACTGGCAGCACGCCCCCCTGGCGGCGCACCTGAGCGCGGGGGCTGCCATGGTATCCTTGCCAATCCCGCCAACGCCCACCGTATCGGCCATCTATACCGCCTATGAGGCGGCGGCCGATCACGGCTTTCGGGAACATCTGGGTGCCTCACTGATCGGCACCGAATGCGAGCGCGCCATCTGGTACGGCTTTCGCTGGACCACGCGCGCGAAGCATACGGGCCGCCTGCTGCGGCTGTTTGATACTGGCAATCTGGCGGAGGCACGCTTTGTGGCCGACCTTCGCCGCATCGGCGTGACGGTGCTGGATCTTGATCCAGCCACCGGGCGCCAATGGCAGCTACGCGATACGGGCGGGCATTTCGGCGGCAGCATGGATGCGGTGGCGATCGGGCTGCCCGAAGCGCCCCGCACCTGGCATGTCTGCGAATTCAAAACCCATAGCGAGAAGTCCTTCCTCTCGCTCAAGCGCGATGGCGTCGCCAAAGCCAAGCCGCAGCATTGGGCGCAGATGCAAAGCTACATGCATCTGGCGGGGTTGGATCGCGCCTTTTACCTCGCGGTCAACAAGAACACCGACGAGCTTTATCAGGAACGCCTGTATTACGATGCCGAAGCTGCACTGCGTATCATGGCCAAGGCTGAGCGGGTCATCGCCGCGAACCGACCGCCCGCGCGCATCAGTGACGATCCAGCATGGTGGCAATGCCGCTTTTGCGAGCACCACGCCACCTGTCATGAAGGCGCGATGCCTGAGCGGCATTGCCGTTCCTGCCTGCATGCCTCGCCCACCCATGACGGCGCCTGGCATTGCGCGCGGCACAACCATCAGCTTGGCCGGCGCGACCAGGAGGCTGGCTGCGTCGCGCATCTCTTTATTCCCGACTTCATCGCGGGTGAGCAGGAGGATGCTGGCGAGGATTGGGTCAGCTATCGGCTGCGCGATGGCAGCATCTGGCGTGACGGCGTTGCCGATACGCCAACGCCGAAACTGATCCTGCACCATCCCTGCCTGACCTGCAGCAACACCATGTTTTGCGTGGGGCCCGGCAAGGGGCCGCATATCGCGGAATTGATCTGCACTGGATGTGAGCGAGGCGGTCGCTGGCTCAGCAAGGCTGATGCCGTGACGATGGGGGTGGCAGCATGAACCGCGATCTCCTGGTGATCGTCACCATCAAAAACAATGCGCTGCTGACGGCGATGCGCGCTGCAGGATGTGAGACCGCAGCCGCACTCGCACGCGACAGCGGCGTCTCCTATACCCGCGTCAGCGACTACCTGAAACTCAAGATCGCACCGCTGCGCCAGGACGGAGAATGGCGCAGCTGCATCCTCGCCATCTCGAAGACGCTATGCAGGCTGCCCGAGGATCTTTTCCCTGCGCCCTTCATACGACGGGCGCTGGATACCAACCGCGTTACGCGGGAAGTCGACGCAGAGGATCTACCGGCACTTGTTGGCAGCTCGACCACCTCCATTGCCTACGATCCGGAACGGGCAGTCGCCATGGGTGCCGCCGTCGGTGCTCTCGACGCCGCGCTGGCCAGCCTGCGCCCGCGGGAGCAGCGCATCATGCAGATGTATTTCGGATTGAATGGCGACGCGCCACAAACATTCGAAGAAATCGGACTGTTGTTCGATATCAGCAAGAACCGGGTACGGCAGATCGTGCTGCGGGCCCAACTCATGCTTTCGGCGCCGAGGCACGATCTGCGCCGGCGCTGCGCGCCGCTCCTTGAGGACGGAATGGAAGGGGCGCAGCGTTGACCCTCTCCCTCCGCCCCTATCAGCGCTCGGCCATCGAGGCGCTCTACGAATACTTCTCCGCCAGCGCAGGCAATCCGCTGGTCGTGCTCCCAACCGGCTGCCATGCGGCTGGGACTCTGATCCTGATGCATGACGGTTCTACAAAATCGGTCGAAGACGTGGTGCCAGGTGACCTGCTCATGGGGCCAGACAGTAAACCACGTCGCGTTCTGCAGCTGGCCCGCGGCCACGAGCGCATGTGGCAAGTAACCCCGAAGCGTGGCGGTGATGCCTTCGCCGTCAACGAGGGCCACATTCTGTCTCTTGGGACAACCAATGAAGGAAAGCCCTATCGCTGCACTCAAGATGGCAGCAGGATCGATAATATCTCCATCCGTGAATACATCACAAAGTCGAAATCATGGCGTCACCTTCGGAAGCTGCGGCGGGTCGCCGTAGACTTTCCGGTCCGCCCGGCACCGCCGTTTGATCCCTGGGCGCTTGGTGTGCTGCTCGGTGATGGATGCCTGACGCATGGTGTGGAAGTCAGCAACCCGGATATAGAGGTGCTTGATGGCCTCTGGGCTGAGATGGAACGATACGGGCTTCACTACAGGGCGCGGGAGAATAGCCGCGGTACCTGCTGGGGCGTTGTATTTTCAAATACCGTGGCTCAGCGTGGAAAGCCCAACCGCGTGAAAGCCATCCTCCGCGAGCTCGGCCTCGCCGGTCACGACGCCTCGGAGAAGTTTATTCCCGAGTGCTACAAGGTGGGTAGCCGTGATGTTCGCCTGGGGGTTCTGGCGGGCCTACTCGATACTGATGGTCACCTTTTCGGTGGGACTGGCTTTGACTACATCAGCAAGTCAGAGCAGCTGGCGAGGGACACCACTTTTGTTGCCCGTAGCCTCGGCCTTTGCGCGTCATGCGTGCCCTGCCAGAAATTCGATCAGAACGGCGTTGGCGGCACATACTGGCGTGTGACTATCTCCGGCCACACAGATATGATCCCGACCCGTGTCGTACGGAAACGTGCTGCGCCGCGCCGCCAAAAAAAGAACCCGCTGGTCACTGGTTTCGATTTACAACCGCTGCCGGAGGGCCTTTTCTATGGCTTCTCGCTTGATGGCGATCATCTCTATTTGACTGCCGATTTCACTGTTCATCACAATACAGGAAAAAGCCTCTGCATCGCGGGCTTCACGCAGGAGGCGATCGCCGCCTATGGCGACACCCGCGTGTTGATCCTCACCCATGTAAAGGAGCTGATCCAGCAAAACTTCATGGCGCTGCTGCGCGCCTGGCCCGATGCGCCAGCAGGTATCTATTCGGCCGGGCTGTCACGGCGCGACATTCACGCGCAGATCCTGTTTGCCGGTATCCAGTCCATCCACCGCCACGCATACAAGGTGCAGCGTTGCGATCTGGTGCTGATTGATGAGGCGCATCTGCTCGGGCGCAATGACAGCGGCATGTATCGCCGCTTTCTCACGCAGCTCAAGGAGATCAATGCCGGCCTCACCAAGGTCGTCGGCTTTACCGCCACACCTTACCGGCTGGACAGCGGCCTGTTGCACGAGGGCGAGGATCGGCTTTTTACCGATATCGCCTATGAGGTGCCGGTGCTGGAGATGATTCAGCAGGGCTATCTCTGCCCGGTAGTCCCCAAGCAGATCACGACCCAGCTTGATGTCGGTGGTGTTGGCACGCGCGGCGGGGAGTTCATCGCCAAGGACCTTGAGGCGGCAGTCGATCGCGATGAGGTGACGCGCGCCGCCGTGGCCGAGATTGTTGAGCATGGTGCAGATCGCGGATCCTGGCTGGTGTTCTGCTCGGGCGTTGCCCATGCGCGCCATGTGCGGGACGCGATCCGCGAGCATGGCATCTCCGCCGAGACCGTCACGGGCGACACACCCGGGCCCGAACGCGATGGCATCCTGACCGCGTTCAAGGCCGGAAGGCTGCGCTGCGTCACCAACGCCAATGTGCTCACCACCGGCTTTGATGCGCCGGGCACGGACCTGATCGCGCTGCTGCGCCCAACCAAGAGCGTCGGGCTCTATGTCCAGATGGTCGGTCGCGGCACGCGTCTTGCCGAGGGCAAGGATGACTGCCTGGTGTTGGACTTCGCCGGCAATACGGCGCGGCATGGCCCGATCGACACGGTGGATGGCCGCAAGAAGGAACCCGCAGAGGACGGCAAGGCGCCGATCAAAACCTGCCCCGAATGCAAGACCATCAACCACGCGAGCGCGCGGCACTGCATTGAATGCGACTATGAATTCCCACCGCCGGTGGTGAAGGTGGCGCCGAAGGCTGCGTCGGACGCGCTGCTGTCCACGCAGATCCAGGCAGCCTGGTGTGATGTCACTGATATTGGCTACGCGCGGCATGAAAAGCCCGGCAAGCCGGCATCGCTCCGTGTCACCTATGAATGCGGACTTATCCAGCACAGCGAATGGGTGTGTTTCGAGCACACAGGATTTCCCCGCGACAAGGCGCTGTCCTGGTGGCGGCGCCGCGCACCCGACCTTCCGCCACCCATGACGGTGAATGAGGCGCTGGCCCAGCAGCATCATCTGCGCCGCCCCATCGCCATCCAAGTCCGGCCCACCGGCCAATACACCGAAATCACCGCCGTGAGGTTCATGTGAGATGCGCTGCTTGTCGCCTGCGCACTGCGCGCTGCTTTGGTTGGTTCGATCCGCGGCGCAAGACCGGCGCACCGCGCTTTGTCTGCTCCATGCGCTGCATGCATGCCATGCGACGGAGGTGGGGCGTGATTGATCCCGATGAATACGAAATCGCTGCCATCCAGGCCGCGAGCCCCATGGCGGGCGAGTATCTGGAAAGCATCGGCAAGACAGATCTTGCGGTGCTGACCGATGCCGAATGGCTGACGCTGCTGGAGGTGATTGTCACCGCCTATCAGGACGCGCTGGCGCAGCGCCTGGATAGCGGCAGCCATCCCGCACCGCCTTTGCCAGGGAGGGCCGCATGAAGGATTTCATGGCGCAGTTCGGCGCGCGGCTGGTGGATAATGGCTATCCGGTCATCCCCATCATGCCGGGCGCCAAGGTACCGGGCCATTTCCGCAAAGGCGCCTGGGCGGCCTATCCGGATTGGACGCGGCATTGCGACCGGGCGACCAAAAGCTTCGAGATCGACATTTGGCGCCGCTGGCCCGATTGCGCGGTGGGCATCGCCTGCGGCGCGGTGGTCGGCATCGACATCGATGTGCCGGATGCCTCGGTCGCGGTGGCGCTCACTGATCTGGCGAAGCGCATGCTGGGCGAGACACCGTGCCTGCGCATTGGCCAGGCGCCGAAGCGCCTGCTGGTCTATCGCGCTGCCACAGCCTTTCGCGGGCGAAAGCGCCATCCGCTGGAAGTGCTGGCACGCGGCCAGCAATTCGTCGCCTACGCCATTCATCCTGTCACCGGGCAGCCCTATGCCTGGCCGGAGGAAGGCCTGACCGAAACACCGCTTGCGGACCTGCCCGAGATAACCGAAGCGGCCTGCGACGCCTTCCTGGACGCCGCATGGGACATGGTGCCGGCGGCGCTGCGCAAGACCACGCTGAACATGGATAGCCCGAGCGACACCTGGCGCGGGCCATCCGATCCGAGAGGCACCCCAGAAGCCGTCGCTGCCGCGCTGGCCTATCTGCCGAATGATGATCTGCCTGGGAATGAATGGATCACCATCGGCGCCGCCATCAAAGCCGCAATTGGCGAGGAGGGCCGTCAGCTTTGGATCGACTGGTCGCGCAATGCGAGCAAGTCCGGACAATCGGGCCGCACCGATACACCAGAACGGCGCTGGGCCACACTCAAACCGCATAGCGCAGGTGCGGGGAAAATCTATTGGCTGGCAGAAAAGCGTGGCTGGCTTCCGCCGCCTGAAATCATTCTGAATGGGAATGTGGCGGAGCAAATGGCAAAGCCGCATCCGGCGGCGGGGCTGTTGGCAAAGGTAGGCACTGCGCCTGCCCCGAACGCACCACCACCCGCGCCTTATCGTGTTCCGCCAGAACTGCTGCAGGTTGACGGCGCCTTGCGGCTTTTTCTCGATTACGCGAACGCGACGGCCATAAGCCCGCAACCCTTCCTCGCGCTTGGCGCAGGTATCTGCATGATCGGCGCCCTCGCTGGCAGGCGGTACCGCACGCCCACCGATTTGCGCAGCAACGTCTATGCGGTCGGCATTGCGGACAGTGGCGGCGGTAAGGATCATGCGCGGCGTTGCGTCAAACGCGCCATCTTCGCGGCAAAGCTCGACCGCTACCTTGGCGGCGAAGAACTCGCCTCATCAGCCGGGCTGCTCACATCCTTGCAGCGCCATCCGGTACGGTTGTTTCAGGTCGACGAATTCGGCCAATTCCTGAAGGCCGTCTTGAGTCCGCGCGCGCCGACGCACAAAGCAGCCATCTGGGCTGAACTGACCAAGCTCTACACCTCGGCGGCTGAGCCATACATCGGCACAGAATACGCTGACCAGAAAACCAAGCCGCGTGTCACGATTGAACAGCCCTGCGCGTGCCTCTGGGGCGTCACCGTGCCGGGACCATTCTGGATGGCGCTTGAAGGTGGCGCGCTGGGCGATGGGTCCATGGCGCGGTTCATGGTGTTCCTGACCGATGATGATTATCCGGCCCGCGATGGCGCGCCCGCACCAATGGAACCGCCAGCCGACCTTGTCGCTGCCCTCACCGGTATCGCGCGCGGCGTGCCTGGCCATAGCCACGGCGGCAATCTCGCCGATCTGATGGAAGCCACCGCACCGATGCATGCCTACACGGTTCCGCTCACGCCCGAAGACGAGACAGCCATGGCCGAGATACGGCGCGAGGCGACAGATCTGCTGCGTGCGCATCGCGGCACCTATGCCACCGCACTTTTTGGACGGTACGCGGAGAACACCGCCAAGCTGGCCATGATCGCCGCCATCAGCCGTGATCCGGCCGAGCCGGTGACGCAGCTGCGCGACGTGACCTGGGCCGGCAAGCTGGTCGAGCATTGCATCGGGACATTGGTGCGCGAAGCCGACCGCTTTGTCGGCGTGAACGATAATGAAGTCCGGCACAAGAAGGCCCTGAATGTCATTCGCGACGCAGGCAGCGCCGGCATCACGCGCACAAAGCTGATCGAAAAGACTCATTTCCTGGGCGAGCGCCGGGACGCCGTGTTTCAAGCGCTCTGCGAAAGCGGACAGATCACGATCGAAATCGTGAAGGGACGGACCAAGCCCACTCAGCTCTATCGCTTTGTGGCGCCCGAGCAGCGTCAGGACGAGCAAATAACCGAAAATCCGGGTGGGGAGCTAAGTCATTGATTTCGCGCTCTCTTACGCAAATAACCGAAAAACCGAATAACCGCGCGGGGGTATATATGTGCGCGCGGGTGGGTGCCGTTCGGTTATTCGGTTATCTCAGTTATTATTTTTTTCTATATATATCATATAGAAGGAACACGGTCTGTCTCTATCCGAAACGAGATAACCGAAAGGTTATTTCCTCCCCCTTCCTCCGCGAGGGATTGGTGGGTGGGATGCCATGACCCTCCCAGGCTCTCCGGCGCGGCCGCGCTCGTCCCTCAACCGCGGCACGCGCAGCCCCACCACAACACCCGAGATGGAAGCGCTGCGCCGCCGCGTCTGGCAGCAGCAGGGAGTGGCCTCACTCGCGATCGAGGACATCACCGACCCCTGGCTGCGCCAGGCGGTCCAGAACGAAGCCGTGCGCCGCTGGGGGCCTCGGCAGCAGGAGAAGAACCATGGCCGCTAAGCGCAAGCAGAAACGCACCAAGACGCCGGACACGATGGGCCCGTCCCCATGGCGCCTCCAGCATGGCGACTTCACGCCGCCGATCCGGGAAGCCGATCCCGAGACCGGGCGACCCGTTCAGCATCGCCGTGCGGTCGATACGCTGGGCCAAATGCTGGCCAATGGGACGATCACCCAGGAGATGCACGACGCCGGCGCTACGTTCCGCTCGCTGTTCTATGTGGCGGCGCTGGATGGCGTGACGCGGTCAGCCCTGCTGCGCCTGCCTGGGGGGGCAAGCGATGCGCTCTCCGAGCGCAGCCTGGACGCGCGGCGTAGGGTGGCGGCTGCGCTGAATGCGCTGGGTGGGCACGACAGCGCCGCAGGCTCCTGCGCCTGGTATGTCGTTGGGCTGGAGATGTCGGTGCGCGAATGGGCCATGCGGCAAGGCTGGGGCGGACGGCCTGTCCCGCCGCCGCAGGCGCAGGGGATGCTGGTGGCCACGCTCAGCGTGCTGGCGGGGCATCTCGGGCTGGCGGGGCGGCAGAGGGCGGCGTGA